ATTAATTATGGTCGCCTTATGGGCGGTTGTGATTGCTGTTGCAGATATGAACTGGCCCCAGCAATGGCACCCACTGCCATCGGTGTGATGGATCAGCAAGATTCTTACGTTCCTGAGAAATTCGATGGATACGTTACTTGGGGAAATTTTAACACCGTTAAGGATGTGATAAAATCAAAGATTTTCTATCCTATGTTTATCACGGGCCTTTCCGGCAACGGCAAAACCTTGATGGTCAAGGAAGTCTGTGCCAAACTAAAACGGGAATATGTCCGTGCCAATATCACGGTAGAGACCGATGAGGATGACCTGATCGGTGGTTTCCGTCTCCTGAATGGTGAGACAGTCTGGCATGATGGTCCCGTTGTGACCGCCATGAAGCGTGGTGCAGTCCTTCTCCTTGATGAGATCGACCTTGCATCAAATAAGATCATGGCCTTGCAGCCTGTCCTTGAAGGGTCATCCATTTACCTGAAAAAGATCGGGAAATGGGTACATCCTGCCAAGGGGTTTAACGTCATAGCTACTGCCAATACAAAGGGGCAGGGATCTGATGATGGGCGCTTTATTGGGACCAACGTATTGAACGAAGCGTTCCTAGAACGGTTCCCAGTTACCATTGAACAGTCCTACCCGACTAGTGCAATGGAGAAGAAAATCCTTAATAATGAATTGGGCAAACACGACTTGACCGATACTGAGTTTTCGGAAAACCTCGTAAAGTGGGCCGATGTCATCCGCAAAACCTTTTACGAAGGTGGATGCGATGAGATTATTTCGACCCGCCGTTTAGTCCATATTGTCGGTGCCTTTTCTATCTTTAGTGATAAAATGAAGGCCATCGAATTGACCGTGAATCGTTTTGATGCGGAAACCAAAGAATCGTTCCTCGACCTGTATACGAAAATCGACGCCGGGGTGGATGTCGAATCGTTGGTGGAAAAGGAGAATGACTCCGAGGACGACGATGAAGAGGAAGACGAATTAGATTTCTAATTAATTAGGAAATCTCTTTTTGTAGAGGGGAGTAAGGTCTCAACCGCTGTATCGACCTGCCCCTCTTTTTTTTATCTTGACAAAAACACCAAACTGTGGTATACTATAGTTATGTACGTTGAAATAATAGAAAAGAATGCCAAGTATTATGTGATTTTCCGACATGAGGATTCTAAAGGAAAAGCACTAGCTCAGTTTGTTTCTAATAATAAGGATGAGGCAAATAATGTTGCTAAGCAATATGCGAAGCAAAATAAATGTTTAATACGTTGGACATCTGGTGGAATAGAAACTCCTGAGTTACCTACTCAACCAGACTTCCCACACGCAGAAGGATAAATATATTGTTGCATCTTGTTCCTTGACTCGGACTCAAGGGTAGATTATCGTCTACAAGGTTGGCTTAGACAATTATGTGCCTGGTGATGATGTGGTACGTCCACTAAATCGAGGCACCGCAACACCTACATTGAGGATAAGACAATGAAGCGAGAATAGATATATTATATAATAGGGTTTATAGAGGTTAATTGAAGTGAGACAGGATCCCGTGTCACCTCTGCTCCCAAGTAAGTGAGCAAGTTAAAATCGAAGATTAATCACAATATATGAGAAACAAATTACTCCTACAAGATAAGACTGACCACGATATCATGCTCCTCTGTAGGTAGATAATTACCCCCTTGCTATTGACGGCTTTCGCCAGGAAGATTCTAGACTATCTCCTAAAACCGAAAGTACTCTCAGTCTTAATTGACGAGTTAAACTGAGGCTTGTAGGGGGTTTTCTCGGTCTAGGGATCCTGTTTTTTATAAATATAATAAATTTGAGGAAAGAAATTATGACCCAGTTAATTAACCCAGAGAAGTTCACGGAGGCTACGACCCAATTGAGGTCGTTTTTTTTGGCCAAAGGATTTCAAGAAGTACACACACAAAACAGATTATCAATATTAGCAGCTTGTGAAGATCCAACAACAGTAGCGACATACAATTATGCCGGGGAGGTATGGCCTCTGCCGCAAACTGGTCAGATGTGGCTAGAATATGAACTATTAAACAACCCCAATGTACCGGGGTTTTTTTGTATCTCGACATCCTATAGGGACGAGAAAAATATTACTGAAGGTAGACATGACATTATATTCCCAATGTTTGAATTTGAGTTCCCGGGCAATATAAAAGATTTAGAAATAATGGAACGAGAGTTATGTGAACATATGGGATTTGGAAATAAACACAGCATAGTAGATAAAGATTATTTAGAATGGTGTGAATATTTTGATCTGTATAATGGCGAAGAACTATCACATAAGCATGAAGAAGAAATGTGTAAAAAATGGCAAGGTAGAGTTTGTATGATAAAGAACTTTCCTAATTCTACATCGCCATTTTGGAATATGAAACAGAATGGTGACGGTACTGCTGCAAAGATAGATGTTATTATCTCAGGACAGGAAACAATTGGTTCAGCTGAACGATCTTCTGATACAGCAGAAATGCGAGATATGTTTCATACTATCTCTGATGGTTTATATGCAAATTTATTGTTTGATAAATTTGGTAAGAATAGAGTAGAAAAAGAATTAGATGATTTTCTATCTTTAGATTTCTTTCCAAGAGTAGGTGGTGGAATTGGGATTACCCGATTGCTTCATGCATTAAACGATTATACAGTAAGACAAATAGTTGCGAATATGTGACCGGGCGGAAGACGCCCCGTAAGTTGTTGATTAAAACGGATATTCCGGCGTATGCTAATTGGTAAAGCAACCCTACCGTTTATAGGGTGCCAGCTATTGCGAGAGTTGCTGGGTGAAGGTCCGAGTCCTTCCGCCGGAGCCAACTATTTATTATCTCCATCTTTCTATATAAATATTGTAGAGAAGAGGATAATACTATATGTCATTTTTAGGTCAAGATGGTTTCTATTGGGGAATCGGTGTAGTTGAAGATAGATTCGATCCAGAAAAGCTGAATCGTGTTAGAGTTCGGTGGTTAGGTATACACGATGAAGATAAAGAGAAAATTCTAACTAAAGATTTGCCATGGGCACAGGTAATGCAGCCCACTACCGGCAATGCTATGGCTGGTGTTGGTGATACCGGAAATTCTCTTATAGAAGGTACTTGGGTTGTAGGATTTGCAAATGATCCAAGTTCACTTCAAGAATGGGTTGTTATGGGAACCCTACCGGGCGATAATACTACAACAGCACTTCAAGGTGAATCAAATAAGAAGTGGGCTAAGTATAGAGGCAATCTAAAAGAATATAATAAATCTACAATTACTGAAGAAGGTGAAAGAGGTCAAAAAGCTGTACCTTTAGAAGATTATCTAGTTAATAAATTTGCAGATTATGAAAAGGGGTTCCATGATCCTACTGTAGACCTAAGAAATATTCCTTATCCTCCTAGTGATGTAACAATCGGCAATACACAACAACCCGGTCATAAGGCACCATTATCAAGTTTCTTTCCAATCCATGAAAATGCTCTTGCTAAACCTGGGGCCTATTATCCAATACACGGATATGTTCCAGATCCAAAATATATCTTTACCCCAAGAATACCAAATTACAAACCAGCAGGTAGAGCTCCAAATGATTTAGATGCTTGCGATGACGAGAAGTGGGCCCCAACAAAACCCGCTCCTACAAAACTTATAGGAGATTTTACAAGATTAACACATTCAGATATTTTACATTATCTCTATCGTACTACAAGACGGGTAACTGTAGATTTAAGACAATGTGGTTGGGAAACTTTTGGTACATTTGCTTGGCCTGATGTTTGTACTTATGGCAATAGAGAACATTTTGGTGGTAATTTATCTACTGGGTATTTAGAAAATAATTATTGGCGAGAAAATAGGGAAGCTGGTTCTGCTCCGGGAGGTACTCATGCACCTACTTGGCCGATCACTAGAGACACACCAACAGCTTCAAAAGATTCTGCAAGTATTACTGGAATAGATCCACTTGATAATAGAGCATCTTGGGGCAAAGCATCAGGAGATGAAACTGGGTATTTCTTACTCGATGGAGAGGAATATAGAGTTACCCATCCAAGAACAAAATATGTACAGAAAGGTAAGATAGGTCCGACACTTAGACAAGAAGTTGAAGATTTATTTAATGCTGGTCAGTACGGAACAGGCATCTATAATATCAGTAACCCAGATAAGGCTGAAGCCCGTAAAGATATTAAGTGGAAAGATGTAAAAAATTCAGACCTAGTAGTATTACCAGAAAAAGATACTAACCGACTTGCCGAAGGTGGTATACCTATTGCGAATATTGTAGATAATATTGTTACTACTAAATCAAGTTTATTTGGTGATAGTACCAAATATTTTGCACAACCTAAAGAGAGTAGAGGAAAGAATCCAAAACCTTTAATACAAAAAGGTGATGTTATATCTATTTCTGGAGTAAGAGGTGCAGAAGAATATAATGGTCGTATCTACCGTGTTATGGCTGTATCTGATAATAAGACAAGTTTTGATATCACTATAGGAACGCAAGATGGTGTTCCTTGGACAGGACCAGGTAGTATATCATATGCTTCTCCAACAAGTAAGAGTCCGTCAACTATTGGTGCAACGGGTTTAAATAAAAAATTTACAGATGAATATTCTGCATATCTTGGTGGTGGTATTGTATCAATTAATCCACATTGGATAATTAGAGCTAAAGCAGAAACGAGAGAAAGACAAATTAATGTCGGTAACCCAGAAATGAATACTGGCATTAATATGAGATTTTGGAACCAACCTACAAGTAGATGGGCTGCACAGTATCCATATAATCATGTATATGAAACAGAATCAGGACACATTAAAGAATTTGATGATACTCCAGGTGCAGAAAGAATCCATGAGGCCCATAGATCAGGTACATATTATGAAATAGATCATCATGGTACAAAGGTTGATTATGTAAAGGGCGACAACTATAATGTCCGAATCTTTGATGATTATCTATACGTTAAAGGTAAAGTTGCTTGGACGATGGATGATGCAGTTTGGATTCGTTGTAATGACAGATTGGACCTATCAGCAAAATGGAAAATACAGATTCATTCAGGTGGTGATTTAGACCTATCATCAAAACGTAATATTAACATGAAGGCTGCTGGTGATATTAATATGCAATATGACGGTCATATGAATATTCTAGGAACTGCATTAGATCCTGAAGCTGCAAAATATCATGCTGGAACAAGACCCTGTGACGTATTATCTTTCTTTAATGTTAAGGCTGGTCATATGCAGACAGAAATGATGGAAGATATTAAGATGCAAACCAATAAAAATTCTATTGCATTAAAATCACTTTCAGATAACATCTATCTTTCTGCTGGTGGAGATTTTGAATTTTATGCATTTGGTGATTCTTATAAAGAGGCTAATAGAATATATGAAAGGTCTATGGGAACAAATAATAGAACTTCATATACTGGTTCTATTGTAGATGTTTCTATTGGTGGTAGTATAGATCATTATGCTTTGGGTGGAGATATAACCGCAGAAGCGTTGGCTGGTAACTTAAAATTTAATGCAAATGCTGGTAAGGTAAGAATTTCTGCATTAGATTCAACTGTTGAGATTTTTGCTGGATATAAAATAGGATTAACTTCTGGTCTAGCAAATATTGATCTTAATGCAGGAACAAAGATTAATGCGACGGCAAAATCAGAAATGCATTTAAGGGCCCGGACTGGTATGTATATAGATTCACAAACTCAAATGCATTTAGAATCTCTTACAGCTATGTTTATAGAATCTAATACTGATTTAAATATTTTGGGAGATGATGATGTTAATATAAGAGCTCTTACCAATAATTTGAATTTAATGGGATATGTTGATGTAAGAATAGAGTCGGAAACAGAAGATGTTAATATTTTAGCTGCTGATAATATTATTGAAACAGGTGATGAGATTCATATGAATGGTCCTACTGCTGATTTTGCAGATGAAGCTGCAATAGCTACTGGTGCGATAGATTCTGTTATGGTTAAAGCTTTGGCACCTACTGCAAAAGAACCAGCGATACCAGCTTATATTGCACCTACTATAGATATAATGTTGATAGACTTACCTGATCCAGCACCGGCAGATGGTATGGGTCTTGGTATAAATGCAAATGATCCAGGAACACCAGGGTCTGGTTATGGTGGAGAAAATATCCGTGCATTACACGATACTATTACTGATATTATTGCTGGGAATAGTAATACATCTTGGTAATATAGGAGAAGAATATGTTTAGTAGTTTTTTCAATAAAATTAGATCCGTAGTAAGGATTTTAGGCACAACTGAAAAAGTTACAGATGCGATTGGTTTTGTTTCTGATAAAGTTGGTGCTGCTTCACAAATATTTAAAAGTGAATTTGGTAGGGCCGCAGCTGGTGCGCTTAATCAGTTAGGAGGTAATGCACCTACTAAATTAATGATTGAGTTGGCTAAGAATCCAGGTATGAAAGGACTGTTCTCAAAATATACAAAAGTTGTTCAAACTATAATGAATGGTAATCTTAATATTCCTTGGTCAGCTGCAGTTGGTGAAGTAGCTCAAAAAACAAAAGAATTTTTTAATGGTACTAATTTATTTTATGATTTAACTAAAGGGCCACCCTCTACAGGAACATTGGCTGGCGTTCTTGGATTTAGTCTTGATGATAAAGTATCACCACTGGTAGTAGCCGGAGTTGTTGGGGCTCCAATAACATTAGGAAAAAATGTTAATTTACCATCTATAGTAGCTCATAGTTTAAGAGGTGCAGGTATTGCTTCTCTTGTAGGACAGGTACTTACATCTAAAGCACAAGCAGAAGGTGTTTTAAAAGGTTCAGTTGAAAAAGGAATAACGATAAAAACATCTTTAAGTAGTGTTAATGCTGCTCTTACAGTAGGTTCTAATATGGCGAATTTAACAATAGGTGGAATACCTTTGGGTGGAAGTACATCAAAACTTGCTTCAAATTTACCTTCAGCTTTAACTTATGGAGCTATTGGTGAATTATCAGGACAACCTACACTAAAAATAACATCTGCTATGCTTCCGTTACCTACAGGTTCAGCTATAGGTGTTAGTCAAAATACTTATATCCTTAATCTGTTTAATCCAGCAGCCTATAATACAGGCGCACAAACAACTGTAGGTACAGATAGTGGACGATGGCTGGGTGGTGCCGGAGCAGAGATTGCAGCTGCACTTGTAACGAATGATTATATTTCTGAAGGAGTTATAGATAGTTTAGGACAAATAGAAGCTGCAGAAGTAGATTCTTTAACTGCTACAGCAGGAACAGCTAAAGGTGGTGTTATAGATGCATTTGGTAAAGCTGAAACACCAGAAGTTCCTGGTGGTACTTTTGGAGTCGGAAATACAAGTGATGGTACTTCTGCGACTACCGATCTTGGTGGTGGATTCGGAAATGCTTGAGATAATTAAAAATGGCTGAAGCTAAAGTAGCAAGAGGGACAACAACCTCTGCGGGAAATACATCACTTATAGATGTAGCAAGTACAAATCATCTTTGTACTACTACTTTTAATACAGATGAATGTTCGGCTAATGTGTTTGTACATCGTAGAGGAGTAGTTAGATTTGGAGATGATGGTCAAACTCATACGATTGGGGATGACCCTCCTTGTGAGAATCATACACCATCTATAACAAATGCTTCACCGACAGTGTATGCTAATAATATAAAGATTGCGTGTTTAGGACACAATTATAATACTAGTGAAAATATATCAACTGTAAACCAAACTAATGTGTTTGCAGACTCATAAACTATGGAGAAAATTAAATGTTGGAACAATTGAAGGATTTTGTAAGAGACAGAGAAGTAGGATTAGGAATAATAATGATAGTAGCAGGAACTTTAGTAATGTTTGAATTAGCGAAGTTTACTGGACTTGGGTTAATGGTGTATGGTTTAGTACAGGTGTTTTGGGGAAAGGAAAAGATTATTCAGACGATAGAAGAACATCATCACCACCATCATCACAATAATAAGCCACGAAAGAAAGCCCCGAGGAAGAAGAATGCCTAAAAGAATATATTTACCATCTTCATTAAAAAGAGAATCAATAAAAAAGAGAACGTCTATAGGAGATGGGCCACGTTGTCGGCCGAAGAATAAACATAAAAAGAGAACCTGGAAAAAGTATAGAGGTCAAGGTAAATAGATAAATATTAGATATGCCAGCAACAACATACAACTTAGGTTTCAAAGATGATGAAGCTGTAAATAATAGTTCCCGAAGTAATTATATTTACAAGGACTTGAGTTTATATTTTTCTCGTAATCCAGTTACAGGAGATGTTTCTACGGTTTCGGATGTGCAGAATATTAAACGAGCAGTCCGAAACCTAGTTCTTTTAAATACTTGGGATAAACCTTTTCACCCAGAAATAGGAACTAATATTAGGGGTTCTTTATTTGAAAATTTTACTCCTATTATGGTTGCTGTGGTTCGTGAGAAAATTGAAGAATCTATAAAAAGATACGAGCCCAGAGTTACGGTAACTGATGTTAGTTTTGGAGAAGCTGAACAACATTTAGATAATAATGAAATAAGATGTACTATTGAATTTACTATAAACAATGTTCCTGAACGAATAGAAGAAGTGGAACTTATGCTACAGAGAATACGATAATGGCGGCCGGATTAAATACACAAGGTAAACTACAAATTACAGAATTAGATTTTGATGATATAAAATCTAATCTAAAAACTTATCTAAAAGGTCAATCTCAATTTACTGATTTTGATTTTGAAGCATCTGGTATGAATATCTTATTGGATACTCTTGCTTATAATACACACTATCAAGCATTTCAAGCTAATATGTTAGCAAATGAAATGTTCCTTGATACTGCGGTTAAAAGAAACTCTGTAACTTCTCATGCAAAGGCTTTAGGATATACACCAACATCAGTAAAGACACCTGTTGCATATGTTAAGGTTCAGGTGAATGATGCAAACACTGCCTCTGTTATAATGCCAGAAGGTTTTTATTTTAGTTCAACTATTGATGGTGTTACTTACCAGTTTGTTAATATTACAGCTAGAACAGTATCCCCTTCAGCGGGTGTTTATATTTTCGGAGAAACAGATGGCATACCGATTTATGAAGGTACTTGGGTTACTACAGAATATACAGTAGATGTTGATGATCCTGACCAACGATTTCTTATACAGAATCAGAATGTAGATACTGCTACATTACAAGTTCAGGTACAAAAGAGTTCAACAGATACTACTAAAACAGTATATACTTTAGCAGATAATTTAGTAAGTATTACAACAACAACTACTGCATACTTTATTCAAGAAACAACTGATGGTGAATGGGAAGTTTATTTTGGTGACGGTCTTGTAGGTAAGGCTGTAGGTGATGGTAATATTGTAATACTAAAATATATTGTTAGTAATGTTGATGAGGCAAATGGTGCATCAGCATTTACTCCAAGTGGTGCAATTTCTGGATTTACAAATATTACAGTAACAACAGAAACAGCAGCAGCCGGTGGTGCAGCAGCTGAAACAGTTGATTCTATAAAACATAATGCACCATTTAATTACTCAACACAAAATAGAGCTGTAACAGCTGCAGATTATAAAGCAATTTTACCGACTCTTTATGCAGATATAGAATCGGTTGCGGTGTGGGGTGGTGAATATTCCGATCCTCCTGTATATGGTAAAGTATATATTAGTATCCGTCCAAATGCAGGATCTAATCTTACTGATACCACAAAGGCTTCTATTAAGACTTCATTAAAAGATTATACTGTGGCAAGTATTACACCAGAATTTATAGATCCAGTTACAACAAAAATTATACCTATTGTTAATTTTAAGTTTAACAATGCGGTTACAACTAAAACGGCAACAGATTTAGAAACATTAGTTAATGCAGCAATAACAACTTTCAGTGATGATGATCTGGAAAAGTTTGAAAGTATTTTTAGATATTCAGCCTTTATTAAAAAAATAGATGATGTTGATACTTCTATATTATCTAATATTACAACACTTACTATAAGTCAAGAATTAACTCCTACATTATCTACAGTAGCAAAATATAATATAGAGTTTAATAATGCACTTTATAATCCACATTCTGGTCATATGGCAATTTTATCTACTACTGGCTTTACGATTAGTGGTAATGCAAATACTTTATATCTAGATGATGATGGGGCCGGAAATATTCAGTCGTATTATCTTGTGGGTGCTACAAAAACTTATGTAGATAAAGAAGTAGGTACTATAGATTATACTACTGGAAAAATTGCATTAACTGATATTAATATTACTGCGGTATCTAATACTAGTGGAACAATTACATTAACTGTTAATCCAAGTTCAAATGATATTGTGCCTGTTAGAAACCAAATATTGGAAATTGATACCAGTAATATGACTGTAACAGGAGAAGCAGATACTATTGCTGCCGGAAGTTCAAATGCCGGTACAGCATATGTAACAAGACCTTCTTATTAAAAAATGGCAACAACTAAAAAGAAAATTTCTGTTCTAGTACCGGAACAGTTACCAGACTTTATAAAATCTGATCATCCAGATTTTGTTAATTTTTTAAAAACGTATTATGAGTTTTTAGAATCGGCTGAGCTTAAATTAAAAACATTAGGCAGCAATGATTCAATATTAAATGAAGAAGGTACTACAACCTATATTCTTTTAGAGGATGATAATTCTTATCGTAAGAATGAAAAGAATACAATTCTCTTAAATGATTATGGTCAATATTGGCAAGGTGGTACAGCAGCTGGTACTCCTACTGTAGAAACTCCTGTTGGTGGTGATACTTTATTAGCAGCTGCCCGTGAAAGAACTGCTGGGTCTTTTTTAAGCGGTGAAACGATTACTGGTCAAACATCAAAGGCAACTGCAACAATTCGTGTTGAAGATGTAAATGCAAATTCTAGGATATTCATATCGTCCCAAAATAAATTTCTTTTAGACGAACAGATTATAGGTGCAACATCTAATGCATCTGCTTATATAGAAAGTTATACAGCCAATCCTGTACAGAATGTTTCCGATCTATTAGAATATGCTGATGTTGATGATACCATAGATGTATTTTTTGAGCAGTTCAAAGAATCTTTTATGCGGACAATACCAAAAAAACTAGCAACTGATAAAACAATTACAGACCAAGCTGGTACTACACGATTAGTAGATTTAAAACAAAGAAATATTCTAAAAAATATTAAAGACCTTTATCGAGCAAAAGGTTCTAGAAGAGGACATGAAATATTTTTTAGAATATTACTAGGTGAAAATGTAGAGTTATTTTATCCCAATACAAATATGTTAAGGGTGTCAGATGGTAAAT